CTTCTGTTAAATATTGGGCAGATTTATCATCTAATCCAAATGGTGGGGATTTGAAATACTTTGATGGTACTAAATGGGTTTTAGTTAATAATAAAGCTACTGAGGACATTAGTGTTTTAAAACAAGATGTTGAGACTCTTAAAGAATCCAAAGTAGACAAAGTGAATGGCAAACAATTATCTACTGAAGATTTTACAACAGCTGAAAAATCTAAGCTTGCAGGTCTATCTAATTATAATGACGATGAAGTAAGAGAGCTAATTTCAGCTTTAGCACTTAGAGTAGGATCTCTAGAAGAAAGAGTTGCTGCATTAGAAACACCGGCTGCGTAATGGAATTAACATTAAATAGAATCTTTCTAGGTAGCTCTGCAACTATTGGAGAATTGTATGCTGATAGAGAACACATAGCAGATACTCTTGAAGATAGAGTGAGACCAGAAGGAGAAAAAGTTTATGGTAAAACTGCAATACCTGAAGGTACTTATGAAGTTAAATTAACTTATTCACCAAGGTTTAAGAAAATATTACCAGAGATACTAAATGTTCCCAATTTTAGTGGTATTAGAATTCACACTGGTAATAGTTCCAAAGACACAGAAGGATGTATACTTGTAGGTACTTGGGATGGCGAGAAAGAAGACTGGATAAGTGATTCTAAAATAGCTTTTAATGAACTTATGTCCTTACTCCAGAAAGCTGCAGACAACAAAGAAAAGGTAGCAATAACAATTAATAACTCGTGGAAATGACATTTAATTCACTAAACGCAATTATAGATGACATTTATAACATCTTAAGAGATAATAATGTATCAGAAAGTGAAAATCTAAGTCGTATACAAGTAGAGCAATGGATTCATCAGTACAGAGCATACTTGATCAAACAAGATCTAGATAAAGGCAGAGATATAAATGAGTCGTATGTTCAAACAATAGGACCATTGCATATTTCTAAAGTACGTAATTGTCCTACAGATGGATACAATTATAAATCTGATGAAGAACTACCAAAGTTTATAGATTTACATTTTGGATCTGGATTGATTTGTGTAAAAGACTTAGATGGTAATTTGATTCAAGTTGGAACTGAAACCAAAGCAAAGTATCAAATTAATAGAAAATACACATGCAATGATTACATTGCATATCTTAAAGGGAATCATTTGTACATAATGGGACCAGAACATCTAGAGTATGTAAGAATAGATGGTGTACTAGAGGACCCAACATCAATTGGTGAATGTTTTGATAGGGATGATACACCATATCCTGTTCCTGCAAATATGATACCTACGATTAAAGACATGATCTTTAGTAAGGAATTAAACTTGATGCTGCAAATGCCAAATGATACTACTAACAATAGTACAAATGATGTAAAAGTTCAATAATGGAGACAAAAGCTTATACAGGACACAATTTTTATGATTCATACTTAGAATATGTAGAAGATAATCCACTATATCAAGTTGAATACAGAGTGTTTAGAGATATAATAAATGATTACTTTAAATACCTTAGAGATGAATTAATAGAAAATGGAAAAGAGGTTAAATTACCATGTAGAATGGGGACCATTCAAATAGTAAAACACAAACCCAAAGAGTATACTGGAAAGAGTCTTCGAATTGATTATGCTGAGAGCAAGAAAGCCGGTAAAGTTATTTATCATTTAAATGAACATTCTAACTTCTATAAATATAGAATATATTGGAATAAACAGAATATGATAACACCAAATAAAACCAAATATCAATTGGTGATGACAAGGGATAATAAAAGGCATCTT